AAGGGTGGGGCTAACATCTCCTCCAAGCTCATCAATAACAAAGAGGTTGCCGCCACTGCCGTGACGGGTGCGGACATCGAATTGAACGCAATGCCCCGCAATAACACCATTGACTTGGCCACGGGACGCCCGCTGGCCGCAATGGCGGCTACCGCCATGGAGGTTTCGGTCGAGGCGCTTCTGTCTGGGCCCGGAGCCGAGGGTGGCGGTGGAACCCAGATTCTGGATCAGTCCACGCTGAATGCGGCTTACGCACGCCAGGGCAACTGGGAGGACTTCTATATCCGCGTACTGCGCGTGATTGGCGTTCCAGACCCCAGCGTTACCTTCAACAACATTATTGTTGACCCCGCCTACCGAACCATTCAGTCGCTGGGTCAGGCCTGGATGACGGGACTGTTCGGCACGGATGTTATGCAAGCCGCCATGGCCGAGCAGTTGGGCATCGAAGCACCCGGTCCGATACCTTCTGGTGCTCAGGTTCCCAACAATGACGGCAGCGCGCCGACTGGTGGAAGAACCCTGGGCGCTGGTGACCCGAACAACATTGCAACCTCGCAAGGCAACTCGGGTGCCGGGGTTGACGATCTATCAGACGGTGACAATAATCCAAGGGACCTACAAAACAATCCACGATAATAAATCGTGATAATATTGTTACATGGCAAATTTGTTCACGGAGTCTAGTTCTGCCCCAATTAAATCTGGCAACAACTGGCGCGCCGTTCTGATCACTCCGGGTAAAGGTTCCTCAGGTGTGTACACCGAGGCAATGCTCAAAGAGTATGGCCCGAAGGCTTTCAAGAAGGGCACGCACTCTTACGTTGACCACCCTCGTAGTGAAGAGGACATTCGCTCACCCAAGAATCTAATCGGTGTTTTAGCTGAAGACGCTCACTACGAAAAGGGAGTCGGCCTGGTTGCCGAGCTAGAAGTAATGCCACACTGGAAAGAGTTCGTCGAGGCAGTTGCCCCGCACACGGGTCTTTCTATTTATGCTATGGGTGAAGGTAACTACAACGACGACGGTGAAGTCGTGGTTGAAAACCTCATCCCCCACACCCAGAACTCGGTGGACCTGGTTTCATACCCAGGGCGTTCAGGTTCTAAGCTTGCCGATAAACTCTACGAGGCCGCGATCTCGATGATCGCCGCCGAGGAGAACACAGAAGAAAATGAGCCCGAAGAGGGCGAAGAAGCTTCCGCTCCCATGAGCGGTAAGGAAGGTACTGCTGCTAAAACAGCCGCAGCGACCGAATCTAACAAGAAAGAGGAACACATGGAACTCAAGGAATTGAGCGACCAGCTGGCTGAGCTGCCCAACGTGGTAGCCGCTGCTGTTGCAGAAGCCCTTGCGCCTGCCGTGGAGACCGAAGAGAAGGAAGAGATCGATGTTGCGGCTGTTGCAGAAGCAATGGTCGAGGCAGACCTTCCCGAGGTTTCACGCAAGGCCGTCTACGAGTCTCTTCGCGCCGGTGCCGACCTGGCTGAGTCCATCGAAAGCCAGAAGGCTTTTGTGGAGTCCGTCAAGTCACACTTCAAGGAGGAGGCAGTTGCTTCCGCCAAGGTTGCAGACGAGGCCGTTATTGTCAACACCCAGGAGAGCGCACCGCGTCTCTCTGAGATTCTCAACGTGAAGGTTGGTGCCTAATGGCTCTGAATGAAGTTTACGCAAACGGAGAATCAATCAACTACGTCGTGCCTTCGGCCACCGTTACCGGTGACTTCGTTGTGCTCGGCGGAATTGTTGGAGTTGCAGAGACCAGCGCTGCTCTGGGATCAGACTCCGCTTACCACGCTACCCTGCGCCACATCGGTGTGTTCACTGGAACAACTGCCGAGGCTGTTGCAGTTGGTGACGCACTCTACCTTGCGAGCGCGGCTACTCGCGGCACTGCTTTGACCAAGACTGTTGGGTCCAACAAGTTTGTTGGATACGCAATCGAGGCCAAGACTGCTGTTGCGGGTAACGTCAAAGTTCGCATCAATAACTAAGAATAGGTGATTATCTAATGGCAAACATTAAAGCTGTCGAGCAGGAAATCGCCAAGATTGAAGAGCGTTCCACCAAGCGTCAGATTGAGGCCGCAAAGCTTCTGACTAACGCAGTGGCTGGAGACCTTCGCGCCAAGGTGATGCTTCAGGAAGGAATCTCCTCTTCGGACATTCCCACCGTTCTGGAGCCTGCTATCAATGTTATTTTCCTTGCACAGTACGCAGCTGAGCAGAACGTGTGGAACCAGATTGCCGACGAATACCAGACCGACAACTTCGGTACTATTCGTTTCGGTGACTTCCAGGTTGACCCTAGCGATCTGACCAACAACGCTGGTGAGGAATTCATCTCGGGTGGTCTGCCCAAGGTTGGCGAGTACGAAGAGTACCCCGCCGTGTCCTTCACGACCACTCAGCTGGATAAGGACTTCGAAGGCAAGCACGGTGTTCGCGCCCGCATGTCATGGGAGTCCCTCCGTCGCACCGGTAACTTCGACATGATCGGTCAGATGACCGCGAAGTTCGCCAACTACGCCGCACGTCAGGAAGACTTCGCTCTTGCGAAGCTGTTCGTGACCTCGGCTGGTGCCGTCGGCTCCGGCTTCTCGGGTAAGGGACTCACGGGCAACCCAGCACTTTCGCTGGATGCTCTGGAGACCGCCATGGCGGCCTCACGCGAGGACACCGTTGGTGGCAACCGCGTTGTGGCTCCGAACTACAAGCTGGTCTACGGTACTTCGCTTGCGATGACCGTCCGCGAACTCTTCTCCATGCAGCAGATTCGCAAGACCGTGGGCACCGAAGAGCGTCTGATTAACCCCAGCCTCTACACCAGCCCCTTCAACCCGATTGAGTTCAATGCTCTGGACACCGTTTCCGGTGGACAGACTGACAACTTCTGGTTCGTAATTCCGGACCTGAACGTTCGCCCGTACTTCTGGGAGGTCTTCCTCTCCGGTGCGCGCACCCCGCTGATCTCCATCAAGGACAACGGACACTTCGCCCTCGGTGGCGGAGAGGTTCCCGTCCGCGACGGAAGCTTCGACGAGGATGACGTTCAGACCCGTGTTCGCCACGTTGTTCAGGCGTACAACATCACTCAGGACGGACTCCGTTACTCCGACGGTTCAGGCTCCTAGTAGATAAGAGAATTACCCCCGGGCGTAAATGCTCGGGGGTTTTTCTCTTTGGTAGTATTGTTTAATCCAGCTTCCCCTCCTGCTGGCGAGCCCCGCACCGTTGAGCTAACCCCCCTTCCCTCTGCTCCGGTGCGGGGTTCTTTTATGCGCTAAAATAGAGTTATGGCTAATACTGGTGTCGCACCCCCCAATTTCACTACAGACGTAGGCAAGGTACGCGCCCTGCTTGGCGACACCGACCCCACCGATGTTGCTGCTGGCGAAGGTACCTACATGTACTTTAGCGATGACGAAATCGGCGCATTCCTTACGATGTACGGCGATAACGTAAAGCTGGCCGCAGCGCGTTGCCTCGAGACAATTTCATCGTCTCAGGCGCTTCTGCTCAAGTCTTGGTCTTCAGATGACCTCACGGTCAACGGTGACAGAATTGCAGAATCCCTACGGAAACTTGCTGCGCAGTTGCGCGAAGAGGCTCTTGTTGACGAGTCGAATGAATACTTCAACATGATTGCAATGTTCATTGACGATAACGACGACGGTCAGGCGGACAAGTATCCGTGGTGGAATAACTAATGGCCATATCCAAAAACACGCCCATCGACTTTGCCAAGATTGCGACAGAGATGCGCAGCATAGTTGCGCGCTGGTATAACGCAGAGATTGAAATCATTGATCCCAACCTGCGCGATCAGGTTTGGGACATGGCTACAAATACTTACAGCACCACCAGTGAGGTTGTGCTTTACTCCGGCAAGGCGCGTGTACAGCCCCTGAGGGAGGCGTCAACGCCCGATATTGGCGTGACCCAAGGCGCCATCCATGGGGTTAGGGTTCAGGTCCCCTACGACGCTTCAGTGGGCCTTATACGCAAGGGTTTGCAAGTTAGGGTTACCAGTGGCGGGGAAGATGCAATCCTTGAGAATCTAAAGTTTGTTGTGAAGTCTGCAATCAATTCTTCCTACGGTTGGAATAGAACAATCGAATGCGAAGTAGACGTAAAGTCGGTGCAGTAGTTATGGCAAATTCTAACTATAGTATTTCTATTAATGTGAGCGGGCTGCTGGAAAGGGCCAAAGCCATTCCCAGTATTGTCCAAGAAGAATCTATTGCCATGGCGGAAGAGATTGCCGAACTTGGCGAAAATGAAATGAAGGCAATCATCCTAACAAGCGGAACGCCATTTAGCGACGCCGCTAGAAGGGCTGGCATAAACAAGGGTCCGGGTAGATTTCGCACGGGCCAGATGTACAACGCCGTAAAGTCTAGGGTTACAAGTTCTTCGGCGGGGGTTAGGGCCGAATATGGCTGGATAGGTAAGATTAGAAAATACTTCCGCTACCAGGACCAGGGATTTCGGAACAGATTCGTGGCGTCGTACTCGCCGTCGGGGGCGCTTCGGTCGAGCGGTGGCTCTCCGATTGTCAGGTTGAATCCCAATGGTGGATATAAAAACACCCCGGGAATGTTTGCCCTGAGGGATTCTGCGAAATCCATCGAAAGAGAATTGCCAAGGTTGCTCAAGAAGTATAGAGCCAGAATTACAAGAAGAATAAATAAAGGTTAAGGGTAATGTCTGGAATTGATTTAGTTGCATATCAGGATGAAATAGCCGCGTACATTACATCCACGTTCCCCAATTATGAAATTGTTGAAGATGAAGTTTTTGACGACGAGAGCATAGCTCGGCTTCAACAAAAAACCAAGCCATTTATTGTTTTGCGCTGGAGCGGTATGACCAGAAACACAAACAACGCTTCTGTCGCTGGGGTTAGATATGATGAATATATATCTGATTTTGACATCATCGCAACCGCCCCGATACCCAGGCTGGCAAGAAGACTACTGAATTACTTTATGGACGGGCTCATCGGCCACACGCTTTCCAATGGCTACCAGCTAACCCCCACAATTGGCCAAGCCGTTTTTCCGGCCACAGAGAATGGCGCTTCACCCAAGCTGTATCTAGCGATTGGCACTCTGGAGTTTAGATTTAGCGCGTCCGATCCCACCTCGTATATTACCCCATAGATGGTGGTAAACTAGGTATATGGTACTTGCGCTCAATACTGTCTCAGGACAGGTCTCTGATGTTTCACCCAAGATGCTGGTTCACCCACATTTCGGGAAGTATCTTGTGCCCGTCGAGGAGGGTACGAAATCGTACAATCCTGAAATGTACAAGGGTGGAACGGTCGAAGAGAAGGTTGCTCAGAAGTCCAAGCTTGGAAATCTTTTGAGCATCTTGAAGAGCGACAACGAAAAAGAAACTGAAGCCGAAGAAGTAACTGAGGCCGAAGAAACACCACAACCCGATATCGATATTGAGGATGAAAACTAATGGCTAACACCAGAATGTATCGTGCAAACGTTACGCTCTGCCTCGCCCGGCCAGAAGCATTTGCGGACCGCACGGCTCCCACTGCTGCTGAGCTGAACGGTGCCCTGGTATACAACATTACCTGTGCGCTCAACGAGGATGGAACAACGTTTACGCTGGGCGATTCGGACACTGACGACTCTGTTACTTTCTGTGACGAGGGCAATGTTTCGACCCCGACTTTCTACAACCCCGAGGTGGTGTTCGAGTCCTTCCGTGACGCCGACACCTCCGCAACCGGAGAGTTCAACGAGGCACTTGACCTCATGGCTTTCCCCGACATTGAGTACATTGCGATCATGCGCGTAGGCGGTAAGAGCACAGACGCCTTCGCAATCAAAGATCGCATCAAGATGGTCGCAGTGAAGACAGACTATGGCATCGACGTTCTCGGAAACGGTGAGAACACCCGTCTGAGCCAGTCCTTCTTCGCTAACGACTTCGTTAACTGGAACTACGAGGTGGCTGCATAATGACTGATGTAAAGGTACCAAGTAGCGGTAACATCCGCGTATGGTGGGGAGCCACCAGTGCGTTTGCCGACTACAAGAACCCCACAGCCGCTGAGATTAACGCATGTCTTGACATCTCTGACGCTGTTTCCTGGAATGACTTCGACTTCAACCTCGAGGCATCCAACCAGCTCGAAGACCCCGCAATCACTGCACTGGGTAAAACCTTTGACCGTGGTTTCGCTAACTGGGGTGGAACCATTTCGTTCTACTACCCCAACAGCTTCGACGACGCAAGCAGCAAGTACTCACAGGTCTATGACACGCTTGACGCACCCCGCACTTCGGGATACGTCGTCATGCGCGCCGATGGCACAGAGAGCAGCACCTCCGCTCAAAACGGAGACTTCGTGCACGTTCTCAAGGTGATGACCGATGGATACGCTGAGTCGGTGACCGGTGAGGAAGCATTCCGCTACACCGTCACCATGCTCGCCCAGGGTGACCTCGCGGTCCGCACCTGTGTCGGTGGCGGAACCCCAGTGGTTACTCCTTCTACCCTTGCCAGCTCCGTTGGCGACCACGACCAGCTTGCTGTGACGTGGGGTGGACGTGTGTACACCAACGGTGTTACCTACACCACTAGCGACGCTAGCAAAGCAACTGTTTCCACCGGAGGTGTTATCACTTCCGTGGCAGCCGGTTCCGCAACCATCACGGCAACTTCGCCTGATGGGGGCACCGGAACTTGCACGGTAACTGTTTCCTAATACCTTAGGATAGGAGAAACCCCCGTCTCGGCGGGGGTTTTTTCTTGCCTGTGATAAGATTTACAACGACCAAGGAGGAACATGTCCGAGCAAGAAGAAATTATAGAATCCGTAGAGAAGGCCAAGGCTCCCGGTACTTTTAACATTTTAGAGGTATTGCAAAACAGGGGATACCCCGAGTCCACCGTAGAGGTTTACATGGACGAGGCTTCTATGTATAAGATTTCCGAGATTAAAGAACGCCTCGAAGAATTGGATAAGGCTGTTTCCAAGAAGTCCGAAACCGCTAAGCAGAAGAAGGAAAGAGAAGACCTACTTTCCGAAGAAGATGATTTGTTCGCAAAGCTAGACGCCTCGAAGTTTACTGTTCACCTAGTTGGAATACCAGAAGGTAAGCGCGAGGATTTGTTCCGACAGTCCGTCAAGAAGTATCCAATAGAATACGAACTCCAGGGCGGTGTGACCAGTCTCCTATCGGGCGATCAGAACAAGGTGGAAAAAGAGTCTCCCCAAAGGGATGCCTTGTTTACGGATTACTTGTGGCAGGCGCACATCAAGAAGATTGTCAACCCCGACGGTGATGAGCAAACAGAATTTTCTTACTCCACAATTCGCACAATGCGCGAGACCTTCCCGCTGGGTGCCATGGTTAGAATCAATTCTGGTATTGAAAAGATTCGCTCCGCAACTGCCCTGTTTACCGTGAGCACGGGTGAGGATTTTTTAGCGAAGCCCTAACCTGGCCACAGAATAGATTTATCAGTACATATCTGAAAGTCGCGGCTAGTATAGGGCACCCGCCCACCGCTGTAATCTTTAGCGACCCAGA